TCTCTCCTGAACTTCGTTGGTGGATGGCCTTGGGGGCGGTGTTGGCGCTCTCCCCGCCGGGCCTTCTGTTGCTGCGGGTACTACTTCTGGAACACCCAGCACTTCACGGTGCTGCTGAGCATTGGGGTGGATCGGATCGCGCTGTTTACGGCGGTATTGGCGCTCACGAACTTGTGGCGCTTGGACTCAACCAGCAGCCGGCGCAGGTCGCCAATGTCGGGCACCTGCTGGCCGTAGTAGCCGGCTTTCTGGATGAATTCGTTGAGGTTGATGGCTATGCGGGTGTCGTCGCGCGAATGGTTCAGCACGGTGCGCTTGTCGCCACTGGCCTGCATCTCGATGTACTCGAACGCATCCCAGAACTCGGACACGATGCGGTGGTCGGCACCGATGGCGTCCTGGCGCTGCATGGCCATCTTGACCAGGGCGTCTCGGGTCTCGCGCACCATGTGTTCCGGCAGTTCGACCACCAGCCGCAGCGCATCGAGCAGAGCCAGCATCTGTGCGTGGTTCTTGATGATGCGCTCCACACGCAGTTCCTTGTCTTCGCGCAACCTGGCTTCGTAGAACCGGACTCGCTCGGCGAACTTCTCCATCACGGCGGTTTCCGCCTTGAGCGCTGCGAGCAGGAAGTAGCTCAGCCGCTCGACTGGCAGCGCATTGAGGTTGTCGGCAGCCTGCCGGCTCTCGGTTGTCGCGTTCGGCTTCTTGAAATGCAGTTTGACGATGCGCGTCAGGATGGCTTCGCTGCCGTCTACGGCCGCGTTCTGACTGATGACGATGGTTCCCTGAAACGGCGGCTCGTAGGTTTCGTTGCCGCCGTTGCGCACGCCGCGTGTGGCCAGGGTGCCGCCGCCGTAGTAGTCCTTCAGTTCGTCCCACTCGAACGATTTGGCGTGTGCCTTGTCGTTGCTATCACTGCGGTCGGCTTCCAGCAGCACGATGGGCATGCCGGAAATCTGGCCCATGGCGCGAGCGCGGCCGGCCTTGGTCGACTTGGCAGGGTCGAAGCCCTCATGGTCGGCGCGGGCCAGCAGCTTCCACAGGAAGTTGAGCAGTGTGGTCTTGCCGGCGCCGGCCTCGCCCGTGGCCTCCAAGAATGGGAAGGACTTGTGCGCGCTGCGGATCTGGTTCGCGAACAGCGAGCCAAACCAGAACGTCAGGGCCACAACCCCATGCGTGCCGAAGCACATCCATAGCCATTCAAGCCACTGGCTGGTGTACTGCTCGTGGTCACGCTGAATGTCCATCCGGATCGACCGCTGTGTGGTCTTGATGCGCAGCTTGTTGAACTCGAAATAGTCCTCCGCGTTGGCGAGCGTCACCTCGCCGGCACGCACGGCCAGGTCGGGGAAGATGTACGCCTTGTGGTCGGGGCTGTAGCCGACGAAATCGACCGTATCGACCTTTTTGATGTTGAACAGCTGATCTTCCATCATCCGATCCAGCTGCTGGCCACTGCCGCTGAACACGGCGCCCTGCGCGAGGCTGATGATTCGCTTCTTGAACTCGGTGGCACTGGCCACCTGGGCGCCGGTGAAGGTGCCCTTGACCGACGGCGCGTCGTGCGGGAAATCGACGCGGAAGTAGTACCAGCTTTCGTCGGTCGCTTCGTGGCGCTGAAAGTAGAGCGCCTCGGGGTAGCAGTTGGCGATCTGCTGCACCGACGCACAGGCGCGTTGGATCTTGGCCACAGCCTCATCGCTGAGTGCCCCTTCTTCGTCGTCGGGGTTCTTCTCCCGCATCATCTTGTCGAAGCGCACAGCGTCGAAATCGAACCAGAACAGGCGCGAGGCGAACTCGATGTGGAATTCGGTCTTCTGCTCGCGTTGGTAGATCACCAGCCCCTTGTCCACGGCCGTGCGCGCCATCAGCACTGCGCCGTTGTGGCGTGCCAGGTCGAGGTCGGTCTGCCACTGTGCGTCGCCGTCCTCCGCCGCCTGTGCGCGCAGGTGCAGATCGTTCCAGTCGGTTTTCTTCTCGCCCACCTGCTCGATCTGCGCGGCCAAGCACCGATAGCCCAGCTTCTCGGCCCGGCGGGCATGCTTGATGGTGTAAGCGCGTGCGCCCGGCTCGTTGTCCAGACCCCACACCAGCACCGGCAGATCGTCGGGACGCGCGGCTTTGAGTTCCTTGAGGGACAGCTCGGGATAGGCGTTGCTCGACAGGGCCGCAACGGCGCAGATGCCGCGCTGCAGGAGCGCGATGGCGTCGAAGATGCCCTCCACGATCCACACCTCACGGGCGGTGCGCAGCTTGTCCTGTGCGGCCGCTCCCCACCACACCCCGGCGTAGCTCTCGCCCGGTGCAAACCGGGCCTTCTGCTTACCAAAGCGGTGCGGCCGATCGATCAGCCGCTCCCAATAGCCACCTTTGACCAGCGGAAAGCGCACGGTGGCAGTGCCCGCGTTCTTCGTGCGGTCGTGGTAGCTCTCCTGCGTATACAGGCCGCGCAGGGGCTTGAGTTTGAATCCGCGGCCGGTGGCCAGGTACGCGTCGGCAGCTGCGTGCGGCGCCTGCGGCGTCTGCGGATTGCTCTTGGAGTAGTCGTCGAACAGGTCGTCGTAGAGGTCGCGCACGCGCACCTCCTGGCCGCACTTGGCCTGTCGGCCACAGCGCAGCACCCAAGGGTTGAGGTAGCTGGTGTATAGCTCCTTCTTGCCGCAGTGGGGACACTTGCCCCCGCGCATGTACTCGGTGCCGCTGCGGTGCTTGAGGCCATAGTCGCGCTGGACGCGCGTCAGTACCTGTTGGCGGATCTCTTCTTGCATGGCGGCTCAGCCTTCGTTCGCCGCGTGCGCGGCGGTGCGGTGGTGTTGCATGGTTCTCTCCTGACCAACCCCGGCCGCGTTGGCGCGCTGCCGGGATCGGGGGTGGTGTTACTCGACTACTGGGCGGGACCGGCCGAGGATCGCGGCGAGGTCTTCGGCCATGTACTGCGCGACGGCTGAGGTGTGATCGGCTTCGATTTCAAGCATCTTTGCGGCCTCGCTGGGCAGCTTTGCCAGCAGTTCGGCCGCTGCGGCGATACGGCACAGCCGCAGATAGTCGGCAAGGCTGATGACCTGGTCGCCGCGATCCACAGGACCGGGCAGCACAGGCGACTGGCCATTGTTGCTGGCCATCAGTTCACCCCGCCGGGGTAGCTCTCGCCTGTGCGCAGCCACTGGAAGAAGCGCTCGGCCTCGCCCTTGGCGAGCAGGTAGACGACGGTTCCAATCTGGATGCCCCCGGTGGCAGTCCGCAGCACATTGCGTGAGTGATGCGCGGTGAAGGTCGCTGCGGTGTCCGACTCGATGTGTACCAAGGCCAGAAACAGAATCTTGTGCTGGTCGAAGGACGCGCGCAGGCCGAAGCCGGGGATCTGCGTTTCCAGCAGGATGACCGGGCGCAGGCAGGGCTCTGGAATGGTGACGTTGGAAGGGGGCGCCATCAGTGCATCGCCTTGTCGTCGGTGCTGGGCGCGCCGCCGCTGGCGTCATAGGTGGCGTTGTAGGCCGCGAGTACGTCGCCCAGGGTGAACGCGAGCGGGCACACGCCTACGGCGAGCAGGCGGGAAATGAACGCCTGATACGCATCGTGGGGCCATTCGAGGGTGTCGGCGATCAGGCCGAAAGCGAGGGCAAGCTGACGCGCGGCAGGGTTGCCGGGCTTGGAAGGGGCACCGTGAGGCACGGAGACGTCTCCTGTTGACGAGATTGGAAACCTCGGCGAGACGTTTCTACGCGACGCACCGAGGGTGTCGGGAGGGTAGAAACCGGTCAACAGTCCGGCGGGCAGTTTTCCCCTTGCGGGTGTTGTATAGCTGCCGCCCTCCCGACGCAGGAAAGCGTCGGTGCGCACGAAAAGCAGGCGCAAAAAAACCGCGATGCTGACGGGCGCGGATACCGCTGTTGACTCGGAGTTTCTACGCTCCTTGCGGCAAATCCTGCTCCCCGTCCTTGGGGAAGTCAAGTAGAACTGTGTAGAAATGCGCGGATTGGTTGCAGCTTGGGACAGGTTCATGCGGACACCTGTGCAGCAGCGTGCGACGGCAGCACCACATAGGCGCCGCCACGTGCGATATGGGATTTCACCAAGTCGTGAAGCTCGGCGGCGTCGCGCTGCTTCTGCGCATATGACACGTACTCGACACGCGTTGGAGAGGTGACAAAGCTCGGCTCCATTGCCGAGGACCAGCCGTCAAATTGAGTCTTGTGGCGCATCACGGGCGCAGCACTCCCTTGCTGGCGCCGGATGGCGCCAGGTCAGTGGTTATGGAAAGGGGAAAGTTGGATCAGACCGAGGGCGGATCGCCGTCGGGTGGACAGGATTCGATTGCGTCGATCCAGTCGGTTTGCAGCTCGCCCTGGTCCTGCTTCCAGCGCGTCTGCAACATCGTCCGCTGATACCACGGTGTCGGCGGAAGTTCGCAGGCAGGGGCGCTTGGGAGGCCGCTGGGGCTGGCCACGTTGGTCAGTTCCGAACTGCCGGTGTAGGTGGCACCACACATCGGATTCGGGCAGACGTAGGCGTCAGTACGCAGGAACGGGTGTTGCAGGGCACTGGTGCGCTTCACCAGCCGCGCATTGCAGGCGGGGCAGCGGAACACACCGCGCTGTCCGACTGCGGCGTTCATGCCTTACCCCGTGCCTTCTTCGCCGTCTTGGTGGCCTTCTTCTTAACCGGGGCTTTGCCGGTGGTGTTCTTGGCCGTGCGAACGCGGGTGGAAACGGGCGAATCTGTGTGAGAATCAGGAACGGCTTTCATGCCGAGAGCGACAGCAGCATCGTGGGTCTTGCCGATCCGGCATTTGCTGCTGCTGCGCAGAGCGTTGTTCACGGCGTTTCGGTCCAGCCCGTGCTGCTCCGCAAAGGCGGACACGGACAGGCCGTTGTCGATGAGCCACTGCCGGGCTTGTTCGGCAGTGCGTAGCGCAGTGGTACGTCGTTTGGCGTTCATTCCGTTTCCGCTGTGTATTTCTAAGCGGAATGGTGGTGAAGTTAACTGCACCTGTCAAGGGGGAAATTGCGTGTCTGTAGGTATTCGCCTGAAAGAAGAACGGAAGCGGCTGGGTCTGACCCAGGAGGCCATGGGACTGGCCTGCGGTGTTGCCAAGCGCACGCAGATCCTGTTCGAGCAAGATGCACACCTGCCCGGTGGCGCCTACTTCGTTGCGGCCGATGAACTCGGCGTCGACGTGACCTATGTGCTGGTCGGCCGGCGTGATCGCCTTGCCGAGGCCGACGCGGATCTGCTCGATGCGTGGCGCTCGGCGTCGGTTTCGGCACGCGCGGCTGTCATGGCGGCATTACGCGGGGTTACGTCGGCGGCGACAGCGGCAGCGCCCCGCACCACATTCGAGAACACCAGCATCGGGCAGCAGATCAGCGGCGATGTGGATCTGCGTGGGCAGAAGATCGTTGTCAAGCCACCTAAAGCATCAAAGAAACCCAGCCGATAACGCTCACGCC